CCACCTACAGCAGTGCTTAAATCAACAGCAGTGAAGATAAGGACTTCAAGTAAATCGTTTAGTGTAGCACCTGTTGTTAGAACTACGTCTGAACCATTGGTAGCTGTAAAGTCTGTACCGTCTATTAGCTTAACACCGTTGAGATATACATCGACAAAACCAGCAGTGTAGCCTGACGTATTGAACGCAGTCTGAGAAGCTGTAGCTGTGTAACTGTGCCTAGCTTGGGTACTTTGGGGTACAGGTATATTGCCTAAATATCCAGCCATTACTCTGCCTCCAATGCCGTTAGCCTAGCTTCAATGCTAGTCAGTCTTTGTTCTGTTGCTGCACCAATGAATGCTAGTAACTCTGGGTAACGGATACCCATGCGTGTACGTTCTGTTGCGCCTTCTGGTGCTTCCTCTTTTGTATCGTAAGTGTCGGTGCGTGTGTAAGCGTCTTTGGCTTCTATGGGTGGGTCAACAGTATCATCTGCCTCAACAGCGGCAACCTCTACATATTTTTCCCACCAAGTTGTGCTAATGAAGAACGCATAGTTTCCTGCATCTAGCCCAGCGTCTGACATTGCACTTTGCACTTGTTGTGCAACGACACCAGTATGTGTTCTGGCGTTGTCACCTTTAGCTGCTACTTTGTCTTTCCACTTAAATGTTTTAAATAATTTGCTGATAGCTGTAGCCGCAGTAATCTCTGCGCTAGTTAGTGATGCAATGTTTTGTTTTTCGTTTTCATCAGATGTTTGGATAGTGCCGTTGGTAGCATAGATGTCATCCCATCTAACAGTTGGATGACCAAAATCATAAGTATTATCTGCATCTACACCATCTGATGAAGGTCTAATCCTGTCAGAAATAAAATTTATCCCAACAGCACCAACATCACCTATATATAAATAAGCACCACCAATAGAACCAATACTCCCCACAGTGGAGCCGTCTTTGCGGAACACTGCAATATCGCCATCTGAGGTTGTACGGTTTAAAATTGTAGCAACATTACCATCTACAGTCGCCCTTACCCCAGAAGATGCTGATATTTGTGTACCTGCTGTGTTCTGAGTGGTAACACTTTTACCCACCAACACATTACCGCTGCTGTCGATACGCATACGTTCTGAGCCATCGGATTTTACAATTAAACCTGAGTTACCTCTGGCATTATTAGGGTCAATGTCTAATGTAAGAAACTCATCATAAGAAACATCCATAACATTATTTGTTACAGTTGTGTCATACATCTGAAGTGTTGGCGTAGCACCTTCAATACCAACATCATCTTTAAATGTGCTTTTGCCTGTGGAATCTATTCTGAGCCTCTCAGTTGGACTAGCACCATCAGAACCGTCATTAGTCTTGAATATCAAATCGCCTTTTTCATCGTCAGCCGTACCGTCATGGCTACCCTGTATCTCAGCTAATGTACTTTCTTCACCGCCAGACTGTTGACCCTTGAAGATAACCTTACCTTCACGCCCACCATCAGTGTCTTCGTGCGTTGTGTTAACTATGGTTACTTCTGGTGTAGTATCAGTAGCTGTTACGTCTTGAACGTTAGCAACTGTAGTGCTTAAAGTTCCAGCCCTTGCTCCTATGTATCCACCCATCTAGGTTATCTCCATATAAGACATCGTGACCGACAACTTATCAGCAACGCTACAGTCCACTTTTATAATATCGCCAACGTTCATGTTTATCTTTCCCTCAAGTGGCACAAGCGTTGAGCCGCTAGGAATGGCAACATCTTTAATTAAATGTGCTGTAGTGTTCTGCGTTTGGCTAGTTTGTGTCGTTGTACTTTCCAAAGTAACAGATGCCGTTACCTGAGAAGTGTGGACGTTAGCTAGCGTCATACCTAGCATAATTATCGTACTGCCAGTCTGCACAGTGTATATGGTTTCGGGCGTACCAGCAGTGGCTGGCGCAACATCTCTTGTTATAAGTTTAAAATCGTTTGCCATGTGTTAACCTCCTAGGGCTATTGCTAATGCTGTGGCGTCTTGCCCAGCCGCAAGAGCCGCTGATGCCGCCGATGCGTTTTGACTAACTAATGCAGCCGCTGCTGATGCCGCCGATTCCGAAGCTTTTGTGCTACTTGTTGCCGCTGAAGCAGCCGACTCTGAAGCTTTTGTAGTCGAAGTTGACGCACTGGACGCCGATGCAGTTGCACTATTTGCGCTTGCAGTTGCACTATTCGCAGACGCCGTTGCCGATGTAGCCGCTGACGCCGCATCCACAATCAACGCCCATTTAGCACTATCAGTATTTGTGGTTAACGGCTGAGATCCGCTAGATGTATGAGCAGTAATAGCAATGAATATGTTATTGGTGCTGGTATCTTTTACCAGGTCACGCACAGCGTAAGTTGTGCCAGCACCCCAGTTACCTTTGAACACACCAATCTCTTGCGTGATGTCAATGTTACCTGATGCATCAAAAGCAAAGACTTTGTTTGCCCTGGCTGTAGCATCCTCAGTGAAACTTGGATCTGTTATAGTAGTTGTCTTAGATCCCTTAATAGATCTGTTTAATTCTTCTTGATGCTGTTGCACCATAAACGTCAGTTTATCTAATTGATCTTCAAAACTTGCAGCAGGGAATGGATCGTTAGCAACAAGGTCTAAGCCTTGCGTTAAAGGCTGCTCACGAATAATTGTTAAACTTTCACCACTAGCTGGCGCAGTACCCATAGTAACATTGCCACCACTAGCACTACCGACACCACTTACAGTGTAGTTTGTAGAAATGCTTTGTGTAGTCTCACCACCACTTGCATTACGTAAAATAACAGTAAGATCATCTTGATCAAAAATCTTAAAGCCATAAGCAAAAACTGTTGTTGAGCCATTGCCGTTATAGCTTACTTTGTTTGTTGCACTACTAACTGTCATCTTGTTAACATACCTTTTTCTTTAATTTTGTTGCTAGCTGCCTCTCTATCATCAAAAGCTTGCCGTAGTTTAGCATAGTATGGAATAGATTGATAGCTTGGATCTGTCATTAAAACTCGCCATGCTTTATCGTAAAATTTCTTTTCTAAATCTTTAATTAAGTAAAACCGTTTAGCATCCATGCTTAAATCACTTTCGCCGGTTTTTCTCATATCATCTGCATAAAAACGGCCTTGGCGTGTGTTTGTTCTAGTTGTTAAATTTTCTAATGCTTCTTGAAAAGTAACCATACCACCTAAACCAGGAATGTTATCTCTTTGTATATTCTTGGCTTCATTAACTAAATCCATTTGCGCTCGAAAACTTAACTTCATACCATTATAACTTTTAGGATTAGATAGAGCCCAAGCATTATTGCTTCCATGTAATCGCATCAATTCAATTTCAACATTTGTTGGTTTTTCCGCTGGACGCATACGGATGCCAGTAAAATTATTCCATAGAGCCATATATGGATTTGTTGCAAAACTAACATCTTCTGAACCATAAGCCCTACCAAGTGTGTCACGCTTAACAGCATTGTAATCTTCTTCCTCTTGAAAAAAACTATCTTTTGCTCGCATAGATTTTATTTTGTCAAGCAACATAGACATTTCTTCTGCTATATGAGGTTGACCACCTCTCACAGCAATACCAAGTTTTGCTCTGCCTACAAGCCTATAATCTGGATCTGTACCATTTGGATGCAGATATTTAAATGTACCGTCAGGGTTTGTTTGCGTAACATCTTCCATAGTATAATAATCAAAATCACCATATGGATTGCGTACTGTTGGATCTTCAACTCTAAAACCCATACGTTGCGCCGCTGCCCAAACATTTGGAAAACCACCAATAGTTGATCCTTCTATTGGTCCTCTAAACAAATGAGGTGCATCACGGAACATGTCAGCAAAACTGTCATTATCTAATATTGTGCTTATGTCTGATAGACCTTGCAGCATTGGCAACTCAGCGTAATAATTAGCAATAGACCCGACAGCAGCTAATGCTCTATTACCAAATCCTTCCACATCATTACCATATACTGCCTCATTAGCTGTTGTCATAAATGCAAGAACACCACCAACTGGCTCCCACCCAGAATAAGATACATACATCAATGGGCCATTAGGTATGCCCATATCATTATACAATTTATCTACACCTTCGGGCCATCCTTCGCCCTTAAAAACAAAACTGTACGGTTGCCATCCTGGTGGTAATGCTTCTCTAGCAACTTTGTCCATAGGCATTGCACCTGTCATTCTACCTTCAGCAACTTTATTTTGTACATACGCAAAAGAAGCTCCAGCCATTGTAATTTTAGCCATAGCTTTTTGTTGTTGCGCTGGAGTTCCTGTAAACAAATCTTTATAAACTTGTGGGTTTATACCTGACATTTCCATTGATTTAATAGCAGCGCTTGTTGGAGTTTTTACAAACGGCATTAACCATTTACCTACTGGAATAGGGCCAAGACTTATTTTTTGGATAGCCGTGCCTGGAGCGCTTATATCTAAACCAAAAATTTCTGTATCATCTTGCAATGTATTATATTTAGCTGTTTGGTCTAATTCTTTTGCTACTGAGTCTGGATCAAGCAAAACCATACCTGCTTCGTCCATTGCTTCAATAGGATCTTTACCGTCATACAACGCTTTTCTGTACGCTCTGTTTGATTGCACATACAATTCACCACGTTGTGAAATTGTTTTAAAAAACTCATCGCCAAATAGTAACGCTCTAAATGGCAACCTAACGCCCTTAAATATAAAATTTATTGGCCCTGACAATGGTGTTTCATCTGCAAGTCTAAAACCTGTTGAGTAATCTTCTATTTCTGCTCTTGCTTTTATAGACGGTTTCTCTGATTTAAATGCTATAGACGCTACTTTTAAAGCATCACCAAAACTATCAAGCCAACCTTTAACACGTAACGCTGTATCTTCTATATACACTTGCTCTGGGTCTATTGGCAAACCTCTTGCCTGGCGAACACTTCTAATACCTGTACCGTAAATACCTGCAAGTGTTTCAGTAGGTAATTGATACGTCATCCATAAAGCGTTAGAAATTATGTTTTTAAAATTTGTAGCTGGTGATGTTAACAAACCTGCCATATAAGCTTCTGCTATTGCAGCGCGTGTTTTTGCAAAAACAACTTTATTAATAAATCTGTTAAGACCTTTAAAACCTTTTTCTTGCACAACACTAGCTGCTGCTTTTGCTATGTCATCAGTAATACCTTCACCACCGCCAAGCTGCTCTAAAGCTTCTCTTGCTCTACCGGCTAAAGCTAGAGCCCCATCTTCACCACCTACTTCTATTCCAAATGATTGTAATGCCCTAGCAGTTTCTGTTTGAAACCCTTTAAGATGCATATGAAAACCATGATAGATTGCTAACTGTCTACGAAATTCTAATTTTTCACCAGATGTAGAAACACCTGTATTTATTTTGTCTGCAAGGTTCATAATTTTTTCACCCTGCACAACAAAAATTTCACGCGCAGCAACAAGCTCTTCACCTAACAATAAACCGTCTTCAATACGTCTATTTAAAAATCTTTCAGTAAATCCAAGCTCGTCAGCTAAAAGCGCAGCCGCATTTTCTTTTGTAACATTGTTTGGTATTTTAAATCTTTTAGCTTGGCTTATTTCTAATTTACTAACCTCAGAAACAGCAGTAATAAGTTTACCAACATCATCTGATGTTTTCATATTTTCTAAATTAAAATCGCCACCTTCTGCTATAGATTTTGCTTCTACTTCAATATTAGGAAGAACAACTTCTTCTAATGAAGAAACTTCAGGCACTTCTCCTTCTATTGCTTTGTTAGCGTTATCAATTACTTGGTTATATTCTGGTTTATCAGTTTGTTTATTTATTTCATTAACAGGATCTAAATCTGCTGCCTTAACTTCATCAATAGCTTCTTTAGCAGCACGAACTGCTTCTGCTGTTTCCGTTGGTTTTGCAGTGAAACCACGTTTTTCAAATTCTTCATATCCTTCTGGCGATAATGTCTCAGCAGCTTTTTCTTTTTTTAATTGCTCTGGATCAATAGTCTCATCAAGCAACGGTGTTTCTTGCGGCGTTTTAATTATACTTTCTACTGGCGGCGGTGGTTTATTAAATTCTGACATAATGCTTTTCATTAAGTCTCTACCAAACCCTGCAATTTCTACATCACCCTCGCGCTCCGGTCCTTTAGCAAATTCAGTCGGGGCTCCAACAGCAGTAATGCGTTCTTGCTGCTCTTGTTGTTCTGCTATTTGTGTTGGATCAATTGCCATACTAAATCACTTTAATTGAAATTGCTCTGGAAGACTTGCTTCTTCTTCTGCGCCAAGCTTGGGTTTATCTCCAAGAAATGCTAGCTCTATGTATTGTTCTCGTGTAATAGGCAAATTAAATCTTTTCATAAGAGTTAACACACCGTCATTATTCCCAAGTTGGGGGGTTAATTCCACCGGCTCTTTCATCCACTAAACTCCTTGTTTGATTTAAATCAATTTCACCGTTTTTATATCTTTGCCATATAGCGTCAATATCTAACACATTTTTTGCACTTTGTTTAAACTTATCAGTAAATAAACCTCGAACCGCTTCCCATGTAATTGATTGCATTTGTCTAGGTAGTATACCACGTTCAGCAGCAGCGCGTCTATACGCCTCTGCATATAAACCATAATTGCCTGATATGCCTGATACAGAAGAACCTTTTGTAGTGCCTCTGCCTTTAACACTCATATTTTTAAAATTGTGATCTACCTCTAAAGAGTTACCTGATAATGGGCGCAACAATGCACCAGCAACAGCGTGAGTATCTATGGTTACATCACCAAATAAAGCATTAGGGCTGTATATATTATTATAGAAATTTCTAACTTTATGACGCTCACCCATTAATTTAGAAATAGTTTTAACATCTCCGTTTGCATCAATAGACGCAACGGCTTTGCCAATTTCATTTAATGAACCCCAAGCCGCTTTACTTGGCGATCCATCTGCATTTGTAGCAACATCTAGAAAATCACCTTCTGGGCCCACAATACGATAATCTGGTTTATTATAAGTTTGATCGTATAACCTTACAAACAAACCTCTTAATGTTGCTTGCACTGCTGGATCGTCATCTACTATTTCTGAATATGATTTACCTTTTATAAGATCTAATAATGGTTCGTACTTGGGTTTATTTAATGACGGCAAAGATCTAAACTTCTGTTCCATTTCATTAGCAAATTTAAAATCTTTTTGTTTTATAGCTACGTCAAGAACACGTTGCGCTAAACTTACATTTTGATACCAATCTTTTTGCGGAGATAAAGCAGCTAACGCACCGGCAATAGATGTATCTGAAATTCCGTATTCTTGTGACCAAGAGTCTGTTATAGCTCTTGCACCATCATACCATTTTTGGCTACGAGCTCTTGTTGTCTCAGGTACTTTATCATGTAAATAAAGTAAATTATCTTTAGCGTGTTCTATAAAACGTTCTGCTGTTTCATCAACAGTTTCATTAGGCACAGTTAACATATTAGGATAATCTTTAGTTATGTTAACATTAAACTCATAAAGTGCTGGGTCTGTTTTCATTTCATCTAACCCAACAATCAAATCTCCAGTCATTGCATCTTCAGTCGATGCTTTAGCTGTTGGCAACCTTGTTGATATTCTGCCTGGAAAACTACCGTCTGCACTTGTTTTATTAGTTGCAAACATATTACCACCAAGACTACCTACTGGTGGCATTTCTCCAGGTTGATTTAATCTGTCTTTTACAACACCAAATTTTCCACGGAGATACTCAACTAAGCTTTTATCGCCTTTTATTTTTTTAAGACCAAAACCTAATCCTTTTATAACACCATCTAAAGCGCCGCCAACTAAAATACCTTCAAAAGTATTAGTAACTCTAGCGCCTAATCGTTCTAGAGCAGATGCTTCTTCGTCAACCTCACTGTCTAAAAACTCAAATATTGCATTATCAAACCCATATTCTCTAGCTAGTGTTGAAATATTGCCTTCTTCTGGATCTAACAACGCATCTGCAAAACCACCTCTTAACATCATGCTTAGAAAATTTACGCCCTTGACCGGAGCGATTGACATACCAGTAGCAAACATCATAAGACCTCTTGCTAAAGATTCTATAGGCCCATCACCTTCCGGAACTTTAAGACCAATATTTGTTAACCCATTTTCAAAAGCTTTGTCTGCTCGCAAATGCCCTTCTTTTTTTTCACGAGAATACTCTAAACCGTCTGGCCCCATGTAGAAATAACCAAGATTTCCAATAGCCTCACCTATATCATCAGCAGTTCCAGCAATACCTGTCACTGTATCTTGGATACCACCAGCAACAACTCTTCCTGTAGATGCAGCTAAGTCAGCAGCTTTTTGACCAAATGTTATTTCTGGTGGGTCATAAACTTCACCGCCTTGTCTTTCAACAAACATTTTTTCATATTCGCTTAGGGGCTCTGTACGTCCACCACTTGTACTTTCTATATCTAAGAAACCAGCAGATGCTATTTGTTCATCGTCAAAACCAGCAGCATAAAAATCATCTGCTGTAGGTGTAATACCTTGCTCACGCAACGCAGCGTTGTACCGCATAATCTTTGCTTCCGGTGTTATTTCACGTTCTGCAATTTTAACGTGACCACCATTTGGCATCTTTGTAAAAACTTCTTCTACGTTTTTAGATGCATTAAATGATGTACCGTCAACCATTGATGGCGTGTCTGGAAAATTTGCGCCTTTAAATCTTGCAGCTTCTTCGTACTTATCAAGCTCTTCATCAATGCTATAGTATTCTGGGTTCATCTTGCTAGACCCTCATATCTTTTCTTTAAATCTAACATTTGCAAACGTAACGTCTTAGACGCATTTTTTTTATTTTCAGCAACATTATCTTGCCTATTCATGTCATCAATTAATTTTATTATTTGTGCTGGACGTTCTAATTGTGGAAAAGTTTCGGCTTGCGTTATAATATCTGACAATAGATTTTGGAACGTATCATCTGTAATTGTTTTTTCGTATTCGTCATCAATTATATCTCTAACACCTGGAGCTTCAGAAATTAATTTATTACCTAGGTCAATAACTTCTTGTTGTGTCATAGGTTCACCAGCAGCCCTACGTCTATCAACCTCAGTATCAAGTTGCCTATACAAATTACTTATTTCATTTGTTATTTTTTCAGCAGCATCATTATCCATATTTTTTATTAAATTTGCATCGTACTTCATTGCATTTTTTATATTATTTTTAGCTCTAGAAACACCACGATCTTGGTTATTTCTCACTGCTTGGTACAAGCGCTGTTGGTCAGGAGATGTTAAAACAGCGCTAGCATTATCAACATCATTAAATGTTAAAGTTCCTAGTATTTCTTTTTTTGTTAACATTTCCATTGTTAATGGTTGAGATATTGTAGGCCTTAAATCTGCACCATTTATTCTTGCTAAATAAAATTTATTCTTTTGTTCTGTTACATCGAGATTTCCAAAAGCCCATTGTCTTAATTTAGTAAGTATCTCAGCACCGCTTACTCTGCCTGTATCTGTTGTATTAAATTCAAAATCTGCTCCAAGAATTGCTTCAGTTCCTGTTTGCGCGTCTTCTAAAGAAAATATTTTTAAAGGATCGATTGTAAGCATTAATTCATCAAGATCTGCACTTTGTGATTTTAACAATTCTTCATTTGCTTTTTCGTTTTTTTCTTGCGCGTCATCACGTACTTTTTGAAAAGCAGCAGCTTCAGTTAATGCATCTTTAATTATATTATTTGCTTCATCTCTTGGTATGTTTTGCAATGTGTGTAACGCATAAGATCCACCATCTAAAACAGGCCTGTCTTCAACATCAACTTCAATTCCAGCATTTAATAAATCTTGAACCTCTAAAGCTTCTAGTAAACCTAAAGCATAGCTTGGAGTTGTCGATACGTAAGCACCTACAACATTTTTAGCTATATCAATTTTCATTTTTGATGTAGCTATTGTTGCACCAGTTTCGCTATATCTTTGTTGTTTAACACCTGTAGATATATCACTTTGAATGCCGCTAACTAATTGATTATATGAATCAATCATTGCGCCTGTTTGATATATATTTTGAGAAAGCTCTGTTACTATATTTTCTTGTCTACGTGCAAGACTAGCTTGCGCCGCTACTTCTATCTTAGTGTCAATAACATCTTTAAGTTGAAACCTGCTAGTAAGTTCCATTTGATCAAAACGATCCATAAACTTTTGGCGTGTAAATCTGTTAGTTCCAACTTTATCTAACACTTGTGTACGCAAATCTTCTGTTTGCGATTTCCACATATTGTCACCACCAAAAACATTACTTAGTTTTTTTTCACGTTCAAGATCATAAGCTGCCTGGCGTATACCTTCTTCTGCCTCTAGCAACCCTTCATTTAACAACAACTCTTGTTCAGCATTGTAACGCATCTTAGCGTATGCACCGACTGATTGAATAAGAGCAGAAGCTGGTGCGTTTTTAGCTAGCTCTGCTTGAGCAACAGCGCTAGGAGACATTCTTGCACTAATAGATCTACCAGGGGCATCTGATGTTGGAGATAGTTGCGATGTGTATTTTGGTATTCGTAATGCCATTGTTAATCCCCACCTATAAGACCAGCTTCATAACCAAACTTAGCTGCATCACCTAAACCGCTAATTAACGATGCTGTGCCTTGAGCGCGAGCAGATGCAGCAGCCATACCACCTTCCATACGTGATAACTCTGCGTTTAACTCTGCTTCTTCTTGAGCATCTGTAATCTGCATGTTTGTTATTTTATTATTAAACTCACGAATTTTTGTTTCGTAATCAAACTCACGAGCATTTTGCCTTAGAACTGACATAGGTGTACCTTGGCTCATATCAAATCCAGCATAACCAAAACCTGCTTTTGCTGAACCTTGAACATCTCTTTCAAATGCTATTGCTGTTCTTTCTTGTTCAACAAGATAATTTGAATTTACAATTCCTCTTTGTCGTTCAAGTAAATCAATGTCACGTTCAATAATTTTTGCGTTAAATTCACCAGCACGTAGTGCAGCAGCGGCTGCTCTATCACCTGCTTTTTTACTTTGAATACCGCCAACAACTTGCATCCCAGTTGATATAAGAGTTAAAGGATCACACATAATTCAAACTCACTTATCAAATGTATTCATGCGTGGGTAGAACGCAAGAACGGTCATTGGTAAAGGCTGACCTTGTTTTATAAATACACGATCATCGTCATCAAATCCACCTGGAAACTCTATATCCTTGTCACCAGTAAACATAGGAACAGCAGTATCCATAGCCATAGAGCTATCCCTAAAAAATATTCTGTCTACTTCACCACTGTCATTTCCAACTTCTGCGCCAACAGTTTCAAAGAATCTTACTGTTATGCCGTGAACACGCTTAGGTTTGCCCTGGCTAATACCATCTACAGATCCTGACTCAATACGTAATGTTTGCATATTGCTATCAAATCCGTATCCAACAGCGGCTGATGTTGATGCGTAGTCTAAAGCAACAGTACCAGCACTAACGGTTTTGTTTGGATGTGATGCACCGTTTCCTAATACTTGTAATGTTTCACCTTCTAAGTGATACAAACCAGAAAGACTATTTACTGAACCGCCACTATAAGACAATCCACTATCTACAAAAAATGCACCTGTTGTACTATCGCCAAAATCAAATAACTTTAGTTTTTCTACGTATCGTTTCGTAACACTATTAATTGTTCTTTTAACAATCATATATAATTCATCTTCACCGGTGTCTGTAGGTAGAGTAGCAATACTTTCTACAACTGCCTGACCACTACTAAAAGCACCACCGATAATGTGTTTATGCCAGGCAACAACCTCTTCTTCACGGCGATACGTTAAACCTAAAAGCGTACCGTCAGCCCTAATACACCACACAACGCTGTCAGGCTCTTGCTGAAAAGCCATTTGCACTAGGCCACCCTCAGTAACATGCTCCGCTAAGATCGTCATGTCAGGCGCTGAATAGCCGCCAGTGTTAACGTCACCAACAAATTTAAACTCACGTATTTTTCTTTTGCCGCGCTGGGCAAACAAAGTAACGTCAGCAACCTGTACCGGTTCTATTTCTGCTGTACCGTAATTAGAGTATTTACGAATAAGTGTTGTTGTAGGTGTAACCGGTCCATCATTCGTTGATGTTAAAACATATTCACCACCAGAAGTGCCAACAGTTAAAACTCTAGTAGCTGATAAGAAACGTATTGCGTTTACCTGGTTTGAAGCAATGGTATAAATAAGAGCATCATTGTCTCCAGTACCTGTAGCAAAGTTGTCGTAGTCTCCGTTTTTACTAAACCACAATGTTTGCGGATTATTGTTTGTATTACCAAAAACTAAACGCTGTTCAAAAAAAGAAACAACGCTAGGATGATTATTTGTACTTGTAAGTGTTGGAGTGCTATTTTCATTTATGCTTAGAGATGCAAACGTCCAAGCATTATGATCTGTTCGCGTTAGCGTTTTAACTGGATGGCTTGGATGAACTATAAACATAGTATCAGCCGATTGTGCAAAACGAACATCAAACAACTGCGCTTCTGTGTATGGCGTTGCAACCTCAAATATCTCTGTCGCAGTTCCACCAGATGTAAATGTTGTAAAACTTGTTGTGTTAATTGCGCTGCCGAATAAATCTACAAGAGTAAAGGTATTTGTTGTTGAGTTCGCTACCCGATAGTTACGTCCATTTAACTCTGTCATACCACCAACGCTATCAACAAAGATCTCATCGCCATTGCTAAATCCGTGGCTATTGCTTGTTAAAACGCCTGGATTAGCTTTAGTAATAGCGGTAATTGTTTTTGCAGAGCTAGTAAGAACTTGCAAATCGTTGCGAAACACACGCATAATCTGTTCACCAAACTCTAAAATGTAAGTATCAGCCGTTTTAAATTGGAACGGTATTAACCTTGTTTTAACAGAACTGCTTTTTATCTCTCCAAGGTATTCTGTGCCTGGCCTACGTGTTACACCGCCATGAGGCATAACAACCATGTTTGTAAGGTCTGATAATCCCTCACGATACTTTTCTATATTGGTACGGCCCTCTAACTTTGGGCTAATCTCACCTGCTGTAAAAGAACTAAACGCTGGTGCAGAACGTGCCATTAGAACCTGCTTTCAATAAAGTCACTTGCCTCTAGGCGTTGCGTTGCACCCTCTGTTGCATCATTAAATCGTGCTTCAGTGATTTTACCTTCATACAGCGATGTTTGTATCTGAACCATACTAGTAGAACCTGTAATAGCGTAGCATATCTCAGCAGATAACCTAGCAGCTAACGCCTCTATTAAGCTAGCATCGTAAAGCTGTGTATCTGTTACACGCCCAATATATTTAATTTGTGCGCTACCTTCATCAGTAAGAAGCTTGCGGCCCTCTATTACAAAAACTGGGCCACCAGAATTATTTGTTATGTTGTCTTGCGGATATGAAAGAGAACCGTTGCTAAATTCTAAAACACGCAAGCAAAAAGGATCTGTTGGTAGTGAATATTGAAATGCATAACCATATGCTGGAGAAGTTGTTTCTTGAGCTAAACTTGCTCTATTTGTTAGACAGTTCCAAGGGTGAGCCCTAAAAACAGTATCTCTAACCGATTCATATCTTTGATTAACAACTCGCGCCGCTTTACTATTCTCATCTAATGAAGTGATGTTAGAAGCGCCTAGATTGTTAAGCGCAAAGTTTGCAATATCAACTGTACTCGCCATTTTAACCTATCCTGTAAAAGAAGGGGCGGCGAACCGCCCCAACCTAATTAGTCAACTACATACTTGATAGTTACTTCGATACTTCCTGTACCAGCAGCACCGCCCATAGTTGCGGTAACAGCAACTCCATCTTCGTTAGTGTCTGTCTCTGTGCCTGAGCCTAGAGCTAGAGTAGCGAGGATGTCTACCTTCTGAGCAGATGTTGAAGCAGCAGCAGCTTTATAAGCAGCAGCGGCAGCAACAACAGCAGTGCCAGCCGCATTAGTATGCGCGGCATAACCTACTGACAAAGTTGTTGATGAACCCATAGCATCATGTGCTAGTGACCCTTCAAGCAATCTTGCGCCGTCTGGTAGAATAAACATCTCAATAACATCACCAGATGCTAAAGAAGATGCTTCGTATGTACCATGAGCTACACGGACTCTACCGCCCAGCTCATTTGCCTTGTTCATCACGGCTGGAATAGCGCGTGTGTTAGTGCGTTGTGTTGAATAAACAGTAGCCATTAGTCAATCTCCTTATTCGTTACAAGCTATTTCTACCACTTTAGATTCTTCCATACGGGTAGAACCAATAGTTTGGCAGTAATAGACTTGAGTTGAGTATGACTTGTCAGCACGTTCATCAATACGTGCGGCTGGCTCTTTGCCAACAGCAAGCTTCAGACCGTCTTGAGCAAACGCGATAACCTGGCGGCTTGTGCCGTCATCGGTCAAACGATTACTTACGATGAAGTTAAATCCAACAAATGAATTAATTTCACCTTGAGCCAAAGCTTTAACAGTATTGAAGTCGGCTGAAGTCACGGTTGTATTGTTTAACAAATCAGAAATCTGCTTTGGTGAAACAATAATGTGCCGTGGAATAGATGGATCAACACTTGCTGAATCTAGTAGCTCTTTAGCAGATACTAGTTTAGCAATAGTCAAACCAGCAGAACCATGAGCAATCTTTTGCCCAGCAGGTAGTGCTGTTGTTGTTGAACCGTCTTTGCCTGTTTGCGATGAACCTAAAGCAGCGCTGATGACAACATCATCCATTGCTCGACCCATAGCAGCAGCGGCTGCACGGCTATATGTTGATGTTGGATCTACGAGCAAACGCACTTTGTCGCTATCATCGATAAGATCAGCATACTCATAGTCTGACATTGTTACCATTCTTCTGGTATGTGGTGTCTCGACTAAAGGCGTATCCTGATGTCTGCTTGTGCGTAGAACAGCAGCAGCTTGTCCTACTTGATCAAAAAAAGCTTTCTCACCATTAACGCTTTCTGTATCCACTGCATTTCGCAGCAAGGAACCCAGCTGCTGTGATAGCATTTGGACATTAGCGCTAAACTGGTTAACAAAAGCTGTAGTAATTTGGGTAGACATATCGTCTCTCCTACTTCTGTTTCAATTTAAGGTTACTGCGCTTGGTTATCTCTTGCGAGGCCTTGCTGCTACTTAGGGTAGCTACTCCGCTTGACTACAAGCTTACTAATGGGCCTTTCGGTTATCCACTATAAGAAATCACGAAGTCGTAACGCTGTTTGCACGTACTCATCGTGTTGTGGGTGCATTCTATCACCATATGGGCCATCAAGTCTAGTGATGTCAGCAAGTTGTCTGTTTGCTTCCTCTGGCGTCATAATCATTTCGGTAGGTGTACCCTCAATATTATCCTCTCCAATTTGCGTAGCAAGATTAGAAAACATCCGTATTATATCTGGATGATCGCCCAACATTCGCCCATCTGCAAGTTTTATTTCATCAAAAATTTCTGTGCCGCCTAATAACTGATTTGCGGCTAGCTGTGCAACTTCTAATCTTTGCTCAAACGCTTGACCATACTCTTGTCGCAATTCTTGTTCAGCAGAATACTGAGCTTCTTCTGCACCTTGAGAAAAATTGTCATTCATATTTGTTACAGCAGATTTAACAAAATCCATCATTACATTTGCTTGTTGACCATTAAGACCAGCATTTAAAGCATGCTCTCTAAACGAGTTAACGTATGAATCTTCTAACGGAATATCTTTACCAAGCTCATATTGATTAGCTTCTGTCGGAGCCCCAAGCCTTGTATATACTTCGCGCCAATCGTCAGCAGTTGCCGAACTACTTGGTATAGAAACTTTGTCTGCGCCTATCATACGTTGAGCGCTTACATAACTTTTAGCCAATGTGCCTGGATCTGTAAAAGTTCTTAAGCTTGGCTCGTTGCGGATTTCTTCTGGTAAACTTTCTAAAAAACTAACCGGTGCTGCATCTGCTACTGCACCTTCTTGAGATCCTGTATCTTGGATTGCCTCTTCGCTCATTGCGGTTCCTTCCCTTCAGCCAGCATTCGGACAATTAACAACACTGTTGCTCGCTGGCCCTCGTTAAATGCACTTTCATGTGGGTTGCCCGAAAATGTCGTTGTCTCATAACCAAACCTTGATTTGAGATCTTTTAATACTTTTTCACCGTCATCTGTATTAAACGTGCGGCGATAAGATAATTTTAGTTCTTCTAATTGCTTCACTGCTCTAAACCACCTACTGCCTTAACTAAAGGCGCAACTTGATTAGCTTGCTCTGCTTGCATCATTTGTTGTTGCATCGCAGCTTGTTGTTCAGCAGCTTGCGCTTGCTGCCTACGCATTTTAGCTACTTCTTCATCACTTCTAATAACACGCGCAGGTAAACCTGTTACTTCAACCAAATACTGCACAAGCTTATCACTGTCTAAATAATCCATAACAGGTGCTATTTCTGCTACCTGCATCATAACTTCAAAGCCTCTAAGCATAGACTGAAGGTCTGTAAGTTTCTGCGCTTTTGCCAATGGCGATACATATTCAATATCTATGTCTTGACCTTGTAGTTGCTCCGGAGCAGCAGGGAGGAGGCCATTCCGGAGCAGCAACGCAAAAGACCGAGAGATTAGAGGCTGCAACAGTTCCGATTGCAACCTGCCTAAGACAGGTCCGAGAAGCCTCATTTTTTCTTCATTACGCTGCAACACCTCAGTCGCTGTCATGGCTGGGCCTTGTGACATAAGCAACTGATCAACATAAAATGCCTGACGTATCGCATTACGCCTTTGCTCTTCCATGTTTAAACCTAGCGGATTGTTAGCGCCGATCTGCAACGGCTCTAGTCTGTCTCTTGTGCCTGTACGAAAAAAGTTAAGTGCGCCTGGTGTTGTTCTAACCGGTAATACAAAACCATCATCCGGAACCATTAGCGGTGGGTCAATCTGTTTTTGAGCAGCACGTATTGTTGTCTCAGACATTTTGTTAACCATCTTAACATCTGGCAACGCATTCATAGCTGGAGATCTACCGTAAGTGCTTACACTGTCTTTAACAAAACGTGGAACCATAAACGGAAAATCATCGAAACCACTTTCTGACAACATAGATTTTGAATCAGCGTGATAATAAACAGATGCAATAGGTTTACCTTTAGCTAGTTTTGTTCTTGACTCACCCCTTGGAAAAACAACATGCACAATCTCATGTTCTTTGTGGGGATCATTTTTTATGTCTTTAGACATTTGCTGCGGTAATTTATCTTCGCCAAACCTTTGTGCTGCTGCACGAGCGCTCATTTTGAATTTTCTATACACTGTATCAACAAGGCCATTCGCGTCTTCAGCTACAGTTATCTCTGCAATGTGACGCGCAGAAAACCTAATGCCATCCTTGTCACCTTCAACCATTAAAGCAGCCGTACCAAAAACAACTAGGTCATAATATAACTCATGTATCTCTTGTTGAAAATTTGATCTGTTAAAAGCTTTATACATTTGATCCATGCATAGCTCTAACCACTCATTAGCCATGTCATCATTTTGTAATGCTGGATCACGGTATCGCATCGAGAACCAAGGGGAGCTAGGAGAAGTGAGCATACCATGCAAAGAGGACGAAAGAAGTTCTACAGCGTGTACGGCTGTACCGTCATAAATTAACTCAGTTCGCTTATCCCCTTGGGTTCTCTTCTTTGTGATGTCTGCTTTTCGCGGTAACATATAATCCGCAAGCTCTTGCCAATGTTTTTCCCAATTAGATCTTTGCGTCTGTAACGTCTTAAACCTACGGTCTAACTGTGCAATAAGCGGATTTACTTGTACCATTACATCATTCCAATACTATTCATTAAAGAAGGCTTTTTCTTTTTTTTATCTTTACCCATAGCTAAACCGCCATGTGTGCGCCCAGCCATTTTTTGGTTTAATCTTTCTAATGGATCAACAGTCATATCTGCGCGGCGCTTAGCTGGCTGCGATGACCGAGCCCCCATTTCACCAGCAATATTCTTTTTGCCGTACATCATGCAATCATTTTACCCATAAGAGATCTTTTTTTACGTGTAGGTGCTTCTGCTAACAGTCCTTGAGCAGTTGTTTTTACTGTACTGCGCCTACTTGTTTTTGCTGTACCTGCAACTTTCTTTTCAGCTTCTCCACCTGCTTCTGCTTCAATTTGAGCAGCTTCTGCTTCTCCACTAGCAGCAGTACCAATACCAACCTCTTCATCTTTTACAGGCGCTTGCACTTCACCAGTTACCATTCCTGGCGCTTCCGGAACTTCTGGTGCTTCAGCTACAGCCGGTATTTCTGGTGTTGGCGTAGGCGCTGGAGCCGGACTATCATCAGAAGCAGGTCTACCAAATATATCTTTTCCAATATTTTTCATAGCAGCTTGGGATCGTTCCTGACGATCTGGCAAATCACGAAAGTACGCCGTGTTTTTAGGTTTCATACCTAAATCCATTTGTAAATCATCAAGCGCTGAATTTTTAGGTGCTGTTGAAGTTCGCACATCCATAGTAAATGATTCAGCAGGTAAAGACCCACCACTGCTTGTTGTTATATTGTTACCGCCACCACCAAAACACATTATCTTAAATCCTTCTGCATAGAAAGTCCTACCGGACTATAACCCAGGCGCTGCAATAGTAACGCGCCCCTTTCACTATTTATGCCAGATGTTGCCCCAGTACAAATATTAACCGCACCAACACCTCGCGCCCATTCTTCAAACATCTTCATCAACCGCACCCCCACCATGCCGCCTCGATACTCAGGGATAACATACCAGATATAATCACCTGCGACTAGTGTTTTTGAATATGGGTAGTAATAGGCCATTCCTACAAGACATCCAACTAATAAATCATTATCCCATGCAGTAAATATATCACTGTCATCTGTATCAATTCTTTCTTCTATCCATTGTTGCATTCTATCAAAATCAAATGTTGCAAATTTTTGCCAGCTTTCCGACTGAAACATTGCACAAACTTCTGTTACCTCAGCAGCGTCAGTATACCTGGCAATCTTATATTTAAGCTGCGAACGGATCATAATCTGACATTGCTTGCATCTGTGGAGCCCTCATTGTTGGCCCACTTTCCCTAAGACCTACAGCAAAATACCGAAATGCATCAGCCGCATGTGATGACCAATCATGCACCGGATTAGCCCTAAATGATCTTGTCCTATCATTATAAGACCTATGATACTGGCGCAAACACTCTAAACCCTGCTTGCACTTCTCACGATCAAACCACAACCTAGGTATCAACATCTGCGCCGCATGTATACCATCCTCTATAGGAAGCTTGGGAACCACCCTAAAATTTAATCCTAGATCCCAGGCTACTTCCCTTCGGCTCTTACCACTACCCAATTCACGCACCTCTATATCGTGCGGCGCATTATGCGTACCATATAAATAATTCTTAGAGTTAAGGATCTGACAGTAATGCGGCAAACCCTGATTTCTATTTTCATAATAATCTATAACATGCACAGCCCTGCCAACAGTCTGCGTATACCAAATCGATGTCGAGTCACCAATCCCAAGATCCCACCAGGTGTCTACCTTGTGCGCTGGATCATAAGGTACATTAGATACCCTGCCCCCAGTCGTAGCCTCTTCTAACTCCTTGCCATAAATAGCACCTGGCACATTCGCATTCCAACTACACTCAAACTCCTGCTGATACTGATCATGGGTCATCATACCCCTAGCAGCTTCCAACTCTTCGTTATCCAATAAACCAGTCTCACTAGCCTTATACACCGCGCTCAACCAATCCTCACTCGAAGAAGCTTGCTCATAATAATCATAGAAAGCATTATGACCTTTAGGCGTACCAACAAAGATACAAAACCCCTTACGATCAGATAATGCAGGACGTAACACTTCCGGAAATACATTCTCAGGCATGTCAGCAACCTCGTCCATAACACAACCATCTAAATATATACCACGTAAACTATCAGGGTTCTCAGCACCAAGTAAACTAATCCGAGCCCCAGTAGGTAAGTCACACCGCAATTCAGTCGCGTGAAACTTTACATTCGGTATGCCACCAGCAAAATGTTTTATATAATCCCAAGCTACATTCTTCGCCTGGCGATAGGTGGGGGCCATATAAGCATATCGGGGGGTAGTCTTACCAGAAACTA